AAGGCGTAAATGCAATGATAGGAGACCTTCAATTGTTGGTTTCACAACTTCAAACATTTGAACAACTAAGTGCGGGAATGAACACGCTTATTGAAAGTGCTAAAAAGAACAACGAAAATAATGCGGGAGGGGTTTAGTTTATTTGCGTATAACGGTTTGCAAATAGGCTTAGTTTTTAGGCGGTTTAATATAAAAAATCAATAAAATGGCAAGAATAAAAGTAACAATTACGATACCTGATTATGAATACGAAAATTGGAATGATTTTCAAGATGGTATTGAAGAAATGATGGCAAACTTAAAAGCTGAAATTCGTGAAGATTTAAAATCAAGGTTTATTAAAAGTTTTGAAGTTGAATCAGAGCATGAAGATTAGCCTAAAAATTGAGCCTATTTGCTGTTATAAGTAAGCGACAGCGACCCGATAGGGTTACTTATAACGGCATCAAGCTATGCGCTGTTAGTGTGGCTTGTGCGTTGAAAATAGCGCATAGGTTGTGTTATGTTGGTGCGTAGGGCTTTTGAGCGAGGGGCAGTTAAATATTTAATAAAACTTTTTGAGCGATGGCATTAAAAAAAGAAATAAGAGAAAAGGTACACAAGAAGTACGATTGTAAATGTGGGTACTGTGGAATTGACATTACGTATAAAGAAATGCAAGTTGACCATATTATACCGCAAAATGAATTTATTACACACATTAAAAACCAATGGAGAATACCCGAATTTTTAAAGCACTTAACCGAAGAAGATATGAACCATTACGATAATTTAATGCCATCGTGTAGAGTGTGTAATTTATGGAAAAGCACACATACTGTTGACGGATTTAGAAAGGAAGTATCTGAACAGGTTAAAAGATTAAATGATTACTCGACAAATTATAGAATGGCGAAAAAATACGATTTGGTAATTGAAAACGTAAAGCCCATTGTTTTTTACTTTGAGCGTGGGCAGGAAGAAAAAGTTTTATTAAATATTTAATTGAACATAACGTTTTGCAGATTTGAGCCGTTTCTTTATGGCGCAAAGGTGCGGTTATAGGTAGGTTGTAACAAATGTTTAATTAATACACAATATAAAAATATGGAAAAATATAGCGTAGAATATAATGATTTATTAGCTAAATCACGAGAAAAATTAGCTAAAATAGATATTGGTAATTATCCAAATAATGAAATATTGATACCGATACAAAGAGAGTTAAACTGTAATTATAAAGAAGCTGAAACTTCAAGTACATCAGATAATGATTCAGTTATAATTTTTAGGTATGTAAGAAAAAGATTATTTGGTGGATGGGTTTGGGATTTAGTTGGTAACAATATTACTAACAATGCACCAACTTACCTATAACTACCAAATTTGCGCTACTTTATAGCGACTTATATAAAAACAAATAAAATATGAAAATACCAAAAACAACAAAACAAACAATTGATGAGTTCTACTCATTTGGAGACCAGACTAAATTAAGAAGGTTTGGAATCAGCAAAGGTCAAAAATTTAGCTTAGTAACAATTAGTAAAGCATTTAAAACAGGCGAATGCAATGATGAGCTATTAGATTTAATTAATGAATTTTATAAACTAAAAACTAAAAAGTATGGAAATGTACATGGATAACTTAGGTAAGGTAAAAACTGATTTACTTATAAGAATAAGGCATACAGAAAACCAATTAATGGAAGTTGCTGAAAAAGTTGGAGTTAACAATAGACTTGAGATATTTGACAATGATTTAATTGATAGGTATGTAGCCCTAAAAAATCAAATGAATATTTTAACCTATAATTTTTTAAATAAAATTTGCTTATAAATTAATTTAAATTATCTTTGCAATTATGAAAAAAACACAATCAATGGCAATACTCGATGCTTTACTTGCTGGCATTGTAGTTAACGGCTCAAATGCCTACGCTATTACAAAAAAAGAATGCAAGTGTGGAACTTTGAATCTTCATAAACTTATAGCTATTATTAGAGAAAAAGGCTATACAGTAAATGAGGAATGGAAAACAAATCCAAAAACAAAAACAGGGTATAAAGAATTTTCAATAACTAACAAAAAACAGAAAAAATGAACACAAAAGAAATCCAAAAAGCAATTCATGAGTTTGATTTAATTAGCTCTATCTTAAATTTAAAAGATGAAATATTGCATGAGCCATTAAAAGATACTGTATTTAAGTGCAATAATGAAACATATTATTTTGATAATATCGAAGAAATAAAAAGATTTTATATAAATGAAATATGCTCTGATAATGAATATACAGACGATATTTATAGAAAGGATATAATACTTCAAGATAGAGTTGATGAATTTATAGGCACGTTGTATTTAAATAGAATAAGTAAAAATTTAATACAAGTAATATCTAATGCAATAACTCATGATATATTAATTGATAACCAATAAAAAACAAAAACATGGAAACTAAATTAAACAGCGGCGTTTTGTTCAAGAATGCTAAAAAGACAAATGAAAAGCAACCTGATTATCAGGGTACGGTAAATGTAAATGGAAAAGAAATGCAGATTAGTATGTGGTTAAAAGAAAGCCAAAAAGGAACTAAATATTTTAGTGTTGCGTTTCAAGAGCCATTTAAAAAAGATACAGCATCAGGAACTGTAATTGCTAAAAATAATATTCAGCAAAGTTCAAGTAACTTTTTACCGAATGATTTTAGAATTGATTCACACGATGATTTATTTTAACTTAAAAACAAACAATCATGAAAATTACAATTGAAAAAAAAGAAAGCGTTGAGATTGAAGTTCAATTACCAACTTACAGAAAATCAAAAAATCACTTTTATAAATTAGAAGAAAACAAAACAACTTGTGTTTATGAGGGAATAGGAAGTTACTCTATTGAAGTAAATGAATATTGTATGAAGTTTCCTTTTGAATTTGAGGAGTGTACTGAAAATGATTTTAATGAAATGTATAACCAAGTAAAAAACAAATTATGAAAACAACTGAAAAGAACGAAAAACAAATGACAATTAATGAACGTTTAATTGCTATTCAGGCAGAGTTAAAAGTACCAAAAGGAAATTACAACTCATTCGGTAAATACAAATACAGAAATGCTGAAGATATTTTAGAAGCACTAAAACCTATTTTAAATAAATACCAATTACGATTATCTTTAACCGATGATGTTTATTCAATAGGCAATAAAATATTTATAAAGTCAACTGCATCTGTATTCTATAACAATGAATTTATTGCTGTAAATGGCTTTGCAGAAATGAGTGAACATAAAGGAATGTCAAGTGAACAATGCACCGGGACTGCAAGCTCATACGCTCGTAAATATGCTTTAAATGGTTTATTCTTAATTGATGAAACAGAAAGCGATGCTGACAATAAAAAAGAAGTAGCCCGTAAACCTATTTTAAAAGCCGATACAGAACACTTTGGTAAAGCAGTTGAGTATTTAATGAAAGGTGGTTCAATCGATGCTATAAAGGCAAAATATGAGGTAAGTCAAGAAGTTGAGGTTAAACTTTTAAAATCAATTTAAAAAGGTTACAATTTGTAACCAGTTCAAAAAAAAATAAATTAAAAATAAATTATGGAAAGCACAATAGAAATATACAGCCCTGAATGGTTTATTAATCGTCAGGGTTCATTTACGGGAAGCGACATCTGGAAAATTATGACCGAGCCTCGAAGTAAAAAAGAGGCTCTTTCAAAAACAGCAGAAACTTATATTCTCGAAAAAGTTTGGGAAAAGTTAAGCGGAGAGGTTAAGCAAGGTATTAATAATTTTGCAACTGAATGGGGAAACGAACACGAACCAACTGCTAAGAAATTTTATTCATCTGTAACTGGCAATGAGGTTAAAGATAGTTTAATGCTTTACTCAAATGAAATAGAAGGCTTAACAGGCAGTCCTGATGGATTAGTAGGTGAAGATGGGTTAATTGAAATAAAGTGTCCTTACAATGGCGCAAATCATTTAAAACATTGCTTTATTACAAACGATGAAACCTTTTTAAGTGAACAGCCTGAATATTATTATCAAATTCAATGCTATATGCTTTTAAGCGGTCGCAAGTGGTGTGATTTTGTTTCTTTCGACCCTCGTATTATTTCGGACTTAGGTTTATTTATTTACAGGGTAAATGCCAATGAAGAAATACACGATAAGATGAAAGAAAAAGTAATAGCAGCAAGGGAACTATTTAATCAATACTTTGAATCATTTAATGGTAAAAAAAATTAAAGATAAAAAATGCAAGGAGTGTGGGAATACCTACACTCCATTTAATTCACTTCAACAAGTTTGCAGTCCTAAATGTGCATCATTATTAGCAGAGAAAAAAGTTTGGAAGAAAAAGAAAGCTGAACTTATTTGTAAGTCAAGGACACGAACTGAATGGTTAAATATGCTGCAAGTTATTTACAATAAATGGATTAGACTAAGAGATGAAAAACAAAATTGTATATCATGCGGTAAAAAAGTAATTAACGGTCATGCTTCGCATTTATTTTCAGTTGGTAATTATCCAAACTTAAGATTTAATGAAGATAATACGCATCTGAGCTGCATCGAATGTAATTTACATTTACATGGAAACATAGCTGAATATACTTTAAGATTACCAGCGAGAATAGGTCAAGAAAGGTTTAACAAACTTATTGAAGAAAAAGACAAACCATTAAAATTAACTTTAATTGAAATACAGGAACTAATTAAAATTTACAAATCAAAAATCAAAGAACATGGAAAATAAAACAGCAGTAGAATGGTTATTAGAGCATTTAGAGCCTAATATTCTATGGACTGATAAAGCTAAAAAAATAGCTCAACAAGCCAAAGAAATGGAAAAAAAACAGTTTATTGATTTCTTCATGTGGTTTAGAGATAATGGAGAAAAATATTTAGGATTAAGTATTGAGCAATTTGTTGATGAATTTTACAAACAAAAATATAATAATCATGGAAAAAACATTTAAAGTAGGCGATATTACTTACAAAATAGAAGGAGAAGATATTTGGAGGCTACCTTTTAAAAGAAACCATAAAAATTATCATTTAAAAAAATTAGTCCCAACGTATCAATTAAAATTCAAATTAAACGGTAACATATATTCAATGGATGAAATAAATCAAATATTTTTAAAATAATCATGTTGCACAATTAAAATTAATTTAGTATATTTGTACCCGATGTGTCGTGGCATCATTAATAATATTAATATAATCCCATTGGTGAGTAGAGACCACGACCTCGAAAGCCGATGGGTTTTTTATTTATGGTAACTTACAAAATAAACTTAAAAGACAAAACAATTGATTTTTACAATCAACAATGGTTAGGCGAATATTATTTGCCATTAGAAATGTTTAAAATTAAAAACAATTCTTGCAGAGGTTTTAGGCATTTAAATGAGAAAAATTGGATTAGTAATAATATACTTTATTCAATTGGTAAAGATTTATCTAAAATTTTTAATTGTGATTATAATTCTATAATTACTAAAATAATTAATGAGCAAAATCTGCAATTAGAATTTATTTCACAAATATTTAAATCTTTTAAAAATGGCTAAAGAATTACCTTACTTTAAATTTTTTCCTGAGCAATGGTTAGGAAAAAAAATAACATTAGAAAGTTATGAAACACAAGGAATATTTATAAATGTATGCTCTATTTATTGGGCAAATGAATGTTCAATTAAAATAGCTACCTTACAAAAAAGATATGGCGACGCTATAAATTATTTAATAGCCGAAAATTTTATAAAAGATAAAAATGGATATGCTAAAATTTCTTTTTTAGATAGCCAATGGCAAGAACGCTATAAAAAACATAAAGAATTATCAAATAGTGGAAAGATTGGAGCTGCGATTAGATGGGGAAAAAATAGCCACCCTAATGGGGTAGCTAATGAGGATGCCATAAAAAAAGATATAGCTATAAGAAAAGAAAAGAAAATAAAAGAATATGAATTAAAAAATTTAAAATTTTTAAAAGAAGAAAATGGAATTGATGTTTTTTTTGAACCTAAATGGCAAATTGAATTTACTTTGGATGAAGATGGAAGCAGAATTTATGGCAATTTAAAAGACAGAATGTGTGGAGGTTTATCTGAATTTGGAATACAACAACATTGTGAGAATAGGAGGATAGAATATGTTAAATAATAATTTATTCTATGAAATAGGAATTCAGCCAAAAGGAAGTTTTGTTCAGCAAAAAGTAATTTGCCCTAATTGTGTTAAGTTAGGCAAAACAAACATAAAAGATACTTGCCTATCAATTAACCTTAACGATGGGCTTTTTAATTGCCACAAATGCGGTTGGAACGGATGTGTTAAAAAAGGCGACAAAAAAGAATATCAAAAACCAATTAAAACAAACTTTACTAAAATTTCAATTGAAGCATTACAAGTTTTTACTAATCGTGGTATAACTCAAGAAGTTGTTAATTCAAACAAAATAGTTCAAGAAGGTGAATGGATTATTTTTCCTTATTTGAGAAACGGACAATTGGTAAATGTTAAAAAGCGTTCAATTAAAACAAAAGATTTTAGGCAATCGACTGGAGCTGAATCAATTATTTACAATTACGATAGAGTAAAAAATGAAAAAGAAATAATCATTTGCGAAGGTGAATTTGATTGTATGGCATTTGAAGTAGCTGGTTTCACAAATGTAACTTCGGTTAATCAGGGTGCGCCAAACGAGAATGACAAAAACATTGATAAAAAATTAGAATGTATCACAAATTGCTATGAAGTTTTTGAACAGGCAGAAAAAATATTTATAGCAGTTGACAAAGATGCAAATGGAAAAAGATTAGAAAATGAATTGATAAGACGGTTTGGATTTGAAAAATGTTTCATAATTTCCTTTTTAAGCGATTGTAAAGACGCTAATGATATGTTGCTTCAATTTGGTAAAGAAAGTCTTTTAAATGCCAAATTAAACGCATTAGAAGTAAAAGCAGATGGGATATTTACAGTTGAGGATGTAAAAGAAACAATGTTAAATACTTTTATCAATGGAAAAACAAAAGGAACTTCAAGTTATTTTGGTGAATTTGATAGGAATTTTACTCATAGAACTGGCGAAGTAACTTTATGGACTGGTTACATGAATGAGGGTAAAAGTACATTTGTTAAACAATTATTGTTAGCAAAGGCATATTTTGATAAATGGAAAATAGCAGTTTTTAGTCCAGAGGAATTCCCGGCTGATGAATTTTTTGACGATATAATTCACATGATTATAGGTAAAAGTACTGATAAAACACATGGCAATTACATGAGTAGAACTGAATATGAAGAAGGTATTGATTTTATTAAAAAACATTTTTTCTATATTTATCCTGAAAAAGATTTTACTTGGAATTCAGTTGAGGAAAAATTAAACTATTTAATAAGGAAAAAAGGAATTCGTTCGGTAATACTTGACCCTTATAATCAATTTGACCACAATCAGGGTACTCAAAGAGAAGATTTATATATTAGTAAATTCATGGCAACTTTAAAAAGATTTGCTCTTTTAAATGATATTAGCATTCATTTAGTAGCTCATCAAGTTACACCTGTTTATATAGCTGGTCAGGATTATCCACAACCAAACGCTTATAGGATAAAAGGTGGCGGAACTTTTGCAGACAAAGCGGATAATGTTATTTGTGTTTGGAGACCATTTAGAAATACTGATAAATCAAATCCAACTGTAAAAGTCTTAATTGATAAAATTAAAAAACAAAGATTAACAGGAGTTACAGGTGAAAAAGATTTTATTTATGACTTTAAAAAGAATAGATATTATTTAGATAATATAAATCCATTTGATAAAGTGGCAGTTAAACAAAGTGAAATTAAATTAGAACAAAACGATTATTTCTTAAATGATAAACCAAATCATGAGCCTTTTTAAAAATAATATGAAAAAAACTGATTATCAATTTATTTTGTTTTCAATCTTATTACTTTTTGCTTTACTTTTGCAAAAGTGATTGAGGAACTAATTAAAAATAAAATCTATAAACAAATAACTCGTAATATTTGCCACAATCACGAATTACTTGAGGATTTACATTCAGAGGCTATTATTGTGATAATTGAGAAACAAATTGACTTTTCAACTATTAGAAACCTTCGCCATTACTTTTCAACTGTTTGCTGGTTAACTTGGCACTCAAATAAATTTAGAAAACGCTATTTTGTTGAACATGTTACATTTGTGGATAATTTAAATGAAATAGTTGAGCAAAATGATAATATTGATTATTCAGCTTTAATCAGTTTTTTAAATGATTCACCACAAACAGAAAATGAATTTTACGAACAAAATCTTTTAAAGCTTTACATTCAGCATGGGGATGCTAAAAAGTTAAGCGATAAAACAAAGATACCTTATAGAACGGTAGCAAACGATATAAAAAAAATCAAAGAAAAACTCAAACGACAACACAATGAAAAAAATTCTAATCAAAGCGAACATGGGGAACCTTAATGGTTTATCCTTTCACCGATTAATAGTTCCTTTTGCAAAAATATCCGACATGTTAAACTTCCAATGCGATGTTTTCCCTGACTTAGAAGTTGCAACCGATGAGCAGTTAAAACAATATTCCGCAGTAGTTTATCAAAGAGAAATCGATACAGGTGGCAAATCATTAGAAATAATTAAAAAGTTTCACTCATTAGGAATAAAAGTAATATTCGATATTGATGACATCTGGACATTACCTAAAAGCCATTATTTAAGTAGACTTTACGACATACACAATATACCAGACCAAACAGTTGAAATTCTTAAAAATGTTGACTTAGTAATAACGACTACTAAACACCTGGCATTAAAGATTAAAAGATATAATAAAAATGTTGAGGTTATTCCAAACTGCTTAGACCATGAAGATGAGCAATGGAAAGCAAACAAAAGCAAAAGCGACAAAATAAGGTTTGGTTATATTGCAGGGATATTCCACAAAGGCGATATTTCAATTTTGGAACTACCTATTCGTAAAGTATTAAGGCATGATATAAACGCTCAATTTGTTTTAGGAGGTTATAATGATAATGCAGATTATCACTACTACGAAAAAGTAATGAGTGGCGGTAAGATAACAGATAAATATCAAAGAGTTTACAGTTTGCCCGTACATGATTATGGTAAGGCATATAACGAAACAGATGTAAGTTTAATTCCTCTTCAATCAAATTCATTTACTGAATGTAAAAGTGAAATTAAATTACTCGAAGCTGGTTTACATGGCAACCCTGCAATAGTAAGCGATGTTTTACCTTATAACACATTTCCCAAAGAAACAGCAATATTCTTAAAAAACAATGATATAAATGGCTGGTTTAAGGCAATAAGGGAATTAACCCGAAATGAATCAATGAGGAAAGAATATGCAGAAAGTTTACAAAAATATATTGAAAAACATTATAATATAAACAAATGGACGGAAGTAAGGAAACAAATCCTCGAATCGGTATTGGCGTAACAACCACTCCAAACAGATATGAGTACATTGATAGATGGCTTGAATATTTTGAAAAGTTTAAACCTAAAAACTATCACTTACACATTCACACCGATGAACATTACAAAGGTGTTGCCTATTCAAAAAATCAAAATCTAAAAACATTACAGGATTGTGATTATATTTTCTTATTTGATGACGACTGCTATCCTGTTAAACCTGACTGGGCAAAGTTTTTTATTGAATCAAATTACAATCATTTACTTTACTTGCAACCATACCATAGAATAAAAAGCAAAATAAACAATTTAGAGAGCTATCATGATTGTGGTGGGGTGTTAATATACTTAACAAAAGAAGTATTAAATAAAGTCGGTTATTTCAATCCTGAGTATGGGCAGTATGGATTTGAACATGCAGGTTACTCAAACAGAATTTACAAAGCTGGTTTAACCTCATCCCCTTACCAACAATTAACAGGAACTGATAAATATTTTTTTTCAAAAGATTATATGAATATTGAACACAAATCGAGTATTCCAATTTATAAAAAGAATAAATTAATTGAAGAAAATCGAAAAGTTTTTTTAAAGGAATTACAAAGCGAAAAAATTTATTATAACTTTGCAGAGTGAACGAACATATCCTTTTTAAATTAGCAACCAGAAGTCGACCACATAAAGCAAAATCAGCTATTGATAATATTATTGCTAATTGCAACTCAATGAATTACACAATATTAGTAAGCATTGACGAAGATGACTTAACCATGAAAAACTTTGAACATAAAGACGATAACGTTTTTATAATCAAAGGAACTTCTAAAAATAAGATTGATGCTATAAACAGGGACATGGATATTTTTGAAGGTTGGAAAATACTCATCAATACTTCCGATGACATGGTATTTAACATAAAAGGTTTTGATGAAATAATAAGACAGGATTTTAATGGATATTATGACCAAGTATTACATTATACAGATGGTTATCAAAAAGGCAATTTAATGACAATGAGTATAATGGGATTTGATTACTATAAACGTTTCAATTATATTTACCATCCCGATTATATTTCTCTTTGGTGTGACATGGAAGCAACCGAAGTAGCTCATTTACTAAACAAGTATAAATACATGGGCGATGCAAAGCAGTTGTTTACTCACGCTCATCCTGCATGGGGACTTGCTGAATTTGATGAACAATATAGAAAAACAGAAAGTCAGGAATTTTGGAATCATGATAAATCATTATTTAATTATCGAAAATCAGAAAATTACTTTATACCTGACCATTTAATTATAAATAAACCTAAATACTAATGTATAGTCAAAATAACGAAGAGCAAATAATATTAGATTATTTTAAAGATTTTAAAGGTCATTTGTTAGATATTGGGGCAAATGATGGCATTACTTTATCAAACAGCAGAAAACTTATTGAATTGGGATGGACTGGTGATTTAATTGAGCCATCCCCAAACGCATTTGAAAAATTAAAAAAACTATATAGTAGAAAGAAAAAAACAAAAGTTCACAATATAGCTATTGCTGATAAATCAGAATTAATGACTTTTTATGTTAGCGGAACTCATTTAGGTAATGGAGATACTGATTTACTTTCTACTTTATCTTTAAAGGATAAACAGAAATGGGAAACAACTACTGAATATAAAACTATTGAAGTTCAAGCATTAACGTTTAAAGATTTTAATACTTTAAATAATAAATATAACTTTATCAATATAGATGTTGAAGGCTTAGACGTTGAAATATTAAGACAATTGGATTTAAACGAATTAGAATGCAACTGTTTATGTATTGAACATAACGGAACTCATTTAAATTCAATTAATGCAGAAATGAGCAAATATAATTTTAAAGTGATAGGTCAAAATTTAGAGAATATAATTTACGCTAAATGATACTTTCAATCTTAATTCCTACAGTACCTCAACGCGCTGACCTATTTTTAGAACTTCATAGAGAAATTAACTCTCAATTAGAAATCACAAATGCTTTTGGAATAGTTGAGGTTATTTCAGATGATGCACCAGTAGGTACAAAAACTACAGGTCAAAAGAGAAATGATTTAATTAATGCAGCAAAAGGCGAATATGTTTGGTTTATTGATGATGATGATATGATAATGCCAAATGCAATTAAAAACGTTTTAACAGCATTAGAACAAAAACCTGATGCATTAGCTATAAATGGAATAATGACAACTAATGGCATGGATAAAAAAGAATGGTATATTTCTAAAGATTTAGAATATACTGCTGACTATTCAAAAGGTTATGAAATTTATTTAAGACCAACAAATCACATTACTCCAACAAAAAGAAGCATAGCTAAACTAATTCAATTTGAAAATAAAAGCAACTTTGAGGATTATGCTTATTGTATGGAACTCAAGAAGTTAGGACTTATAAAAACAGAAATTAAAATTGATGAACCAGTTTACCATTATAGATATTCAACTCAAAATAAATTATATTAATGTTACTTTCAGTATTAATACCAACAATAGAAGAACGTAAAGAAGAGTTTGAAAAACTTTATAATAGGATAAAATCTTTAATGTTTGAAGGTGTTGAGATATTATTTGATAATTCACCACGTTATGATTTACCTAATGGAATTTCAGTTGGTGAAAAAAGACAAAGATTAATTGATAGAGCAAAAGGTAAGTATTTAGTTTTTGTAGATGATGATGATAATATTGAAGATAATTTTTTTAAATTAATTAAAAAGCATTTAAATAGTGATTATGATATTATTACTTATAAAATTAATGCATTTATAGACGGAAAAAAGTATTTAATAGACCAATCAATTTATCATGAAAACCAACAATTAAAAGAGGGTATAACAAAAAGATACCCATCAACACAAAGCATATTTAAAACAGAAATAGCAAAAAGACAAAAGTTTACAAATATAAATTGTGGTGAAGATTTTAAATGGACAATGAGTTTAGATCTAAAAAAAGAGAAAAAAATATACGCTGCATTACAAGTTTATAATTACGATTCAACAAAAACAGTTGCATCATCTTCATTTAAAAGAGCAATAGTAACTTTTAGCAATACTGATAAATATAATGCTCAGGTTGAAATAATGAAAGAATCAATAAAGAAATATGCACCTGATATTGATTTTATACATTATACAAGTTATGAAGAAATAGGATGTAAACCGCATAGTGAATATCCTTACGCTTTTAAACCTTATTCAATTCATAAAGCAAATCAACAAGGTTATAATCAAATACTTTGGTTAGATAGTCCAATACATTTAATTAAACCTATTGATAAAATTTGGCAAAAACTTAATGAAAATAAAATAATTTTATTTGATAATATTGGTTTTTCAATAGCCGATTATACTCATGATATTTGTTTAGCTCATTTTGGAATAAATAGAACAGAAGCTAAAGAGCAGCCAATGGTAATGGCATGTGCAATGGCTTTTGATTTTAGAGATGATAATATGAGAAATGTATTTGATACATACTTAGGTTACGCTCATACAAATGCTTATCAAGGAGAATGGTCAAATCACAGACATGACCAATCAGTAATTAGTTGTATAGCTTATAAAAGAAATATAAAACTTTTGCACCCGAATTTAACTTTTATAGCTTATGACAATCATTCTGGCCATTTACCTCATGCAGATAGTGTATGTTTAATATCTAAAAGTTTATGATACAACTACTAGCAACTACATACATAATAGCAAAGTTCATCCCAAAACCTATTTGGCTACATCGTAAACCATTTACCTGTCCTTTATGCTTAACTTATTGGAGTTTTTTAATTTATCAAATAATTAACTTTACAACTTATTTTGATTTGATTACAATTCCGTTTACCTTTGCATTAATAGCATCACTCTTTGAACAATTAAACGATAGGTACTTATGACTGAAGAAATAAAACAATCTTTGTTAAATTGGGAATCAATGGGAAAAAACTATTCACCAACATTTAACTGGACTGAATTAAACGAAATAGCTATTAAATCAGGAAACAAACCGTTTAATTTAGGTTGCAGTGAATGTAGGAGACAATTACTCGATTACTTATTAGCAATAATTAAAGATGGAGCAAGTAAATAATCCTCAACATTACGGAGGAAAAGAAAATATCTACGAAGCCATAAAAGTAATTGAATCGTGGGAACTTAACTTTCATTTAGGTAATGTAGTAAAGTACATAAGCAGAGCAGGTAAAAAAGACAAAACAAAGTTAAAAGAAGACTTATTAAAAGCAAAGTGGTACTTAGATAGATATATAGACAAAGTATTATGAACTTAGGCAAAGACGAAAAAGGAAGATTTACAGAAAAAAATATTTGGGCTTACTTAGATAAAAACTCAGGAAGACCAAGAAAATATAACACACCTGAAGAGCTTTTACAAAAAGCATTAGAATATTTCCAATGGGCTGAAGATACCCAAAAGGGAAAATATGCTGAAGCTCACTTAAGATTATGGTTAGGTTTCTCACGTTCTAATTGGAGAGACTATAAACAAAGTCCCGAATTTTCGCACACAATGGATATAATCGACTCAATCTTCGAAGGTGACAATGAGCAAAGGTTAATGTGGGCAGGGTCTACACAGGGTGCTATATTCAAATTAAAGAATAAACATGGTTGGAAAGACGAACAGCATAACAACAATACAAACCAAAATATAACAGTTGACTTCGGTAACTCTTTACACACCTCACAACAACCAACGGATAATACATGATTCAATAAACAAAGACCCTTATAAGTATTATGTAATTAATATCGGTCGGCAGTTTGGAAAATCATTATTAGCAACTAATCAACTATTATATTGGATTTTATCTAATAAATGCGAATGCGCATGGGTTAGCCCTGTTTACAATCAGGCAAACAAGGTTTATGAGCAAATAGTTTCGGCTTTTGCAAATACTGATATTATCACTAAAAAAGATAGTCAAAAATTAAAGATAGTATTCTGCAATGGCTCAATGCTGCAATTCTTTTCAGCGGAGCGTTACGATAACATTCGAGGCTTCACATTCGATTACTTAGTTTGTGATGAATTTGCTTTCATGGATGAAAAGGCATGGACCGAAGTATTAAGAGCAACTGTTTTAGTAAAAGGTAAAAAAGTGCTTTTGATTTCAACACCAAAAGGTAAAAACCATTTTTACAAGTTACATCAATTAGATGGTATAAATGAGCAGTACAAGTCTTTCACAATGACTTCGTATGATAACCCTATGATTAACCCATCCGAGATAGACGATGCAAAGTTAACACTACCTGAAATGATATTCAGGCAGGAATACTTAGCGGAGTTTATTGATGGGTCCGCAATGCTATTCAATAACCGACAACTAACGGATAATAAACCATACGGAAAAGGATTTGCAGGAATAGACTTAGGTAGAGCAGATGATTATTCAGTCCTATCTATATTCAATGAAAAAGGCGAACAGTTTTATATTGAACGTTGGAGGCATAGTGATTGGTCCACAATAGTAAAAAATATTGCAAACGGATTAAGGACAAATAATGTCCAAACAGCATTGGTTGAGGTTAACTCAATAGGGGATGTGATATTTGAAATGCTGCAAAAGGAATGTTCAAGTTACTGTACTATTGAGCCGTTTGTAACTACTAATCAAAGCAAAAAAGAAATAGTTGAAAGTTTAATTGTGGCAAACCAAAACAAAGAAGTTAAATTCTTAAATGTGGACTGGCTCGACAAAGAGTTAGAAATGTTTACTTACGAATACAACCCTAAGAGCCGAGTAATTAAATATTCAGCAACAACGGGTTTTCATGATGATGGGGTTATGGCTTCATGTTTAAGCTATCACGCTTACTCAAAATACAAAACAGGCAGATACACACTATTATAAAACAAAGGTACTTTTTAAAATGATGACAATAACATTACCAACAAGCTGGCACGATATTTCAATAGATAAGTTTCCATTGATTTACGACATAGTTCGTGATAAGGACATTAACCCTATTGATAGAGAAATAAGAGTAATTTCAATATTGGCTGATATTCCTGTTGCTGAAGTTGAGCGAATAAGAATAGACCAACTTAAAGAATTAATTAAGTCGGTAAACTTTATTTTCAAAATGGACTTTCCAAAGGCAGTTGAGATGTTTAAGCATAATGGTTACAGATGGGTAGTAAACTATGATGTAACTAAATTAAGCGCAGGTGACTTTATTAGTTTAAGCAAACTAACTGAAAGCGAAGAAAGCATTATCGGCAACCTTCCGCAATTAGTAGGGATGTTTGTTAAGCCTTATAAACTTAAATGGCTTAAGCTCAAAGAAATAGAAATGGAATATAGCGATAAAGTTGAACATATTAAAAGTATGAATGTAGGCATCGTTTATCCGCTATGTGTTTTTTTTTGCAATGTTATAAAAGGTTTACAACCTCATATCGAGGATTATTTGGTAAAGCAGATGAGCGAAGCGAGAGCGATAGTGGAGAAAGAGTTGAGCGAACTGAAAACGAAAAACATTTAGATTATTGGGGATGGTATGTTACACTCGATAGCTTAAGCGGTAAGGATAGAACTAAATGGGATTTTTACTTAAATATGAATGTGGTTGCTTTTTTAAATTATTTGAGTTACATAAAAGATAGGAATAAATGGCAAAAATAAACGAACAGCAATTTAATGAGTTAGATAACTTTTTAGCTGAATTAGATGCTAAGCTAAGCGGTGAACAGGATATTTATTCTGAAAAAGTAAACGATTTTTTAAAAAGAGTTAAAAATAATTTAAAAAAATATAAGTTTAACGCTTCGGGTAATTTATCTCAATCATTAGCAGCATTACCAATTAAAAAGCAAGGCAATACAATAACTGTATCTATTGAAATAGAAGATTATTGGGAAGACCTCGAAAATGGAACACAACCACAAGGATATTCAAAAGAAAACAGAAAAAAGTTACAACCAAAGATTTTAGAATGGATAGGTTATAAACCCGAATTACAAAGAATAGCAAAAGACAAAAAAGGTCAATTATCATTATCATACGCAATAGCAACAAACATACTTAAAAAAGGAACTATTAAAAGATTTGGATATAAAGGAAAACCATTCTTAACTGAAGAAATACCACAATTAGAAAAAGACATTACAAAAGAATTTGAATAATGGCACTAACAATTTATAACACACCGAACGCATACGCACCCGTTTACAATCAAATGATATTTACTTTGAGTAGTTCAAATTACACTCAATCTAATTTTAGATACATAGCCGATGTTTATGTAAATGGCTCATCAACTTACACACGTTTAGAAGTAGGAAAAAACCCGACTAACAATTATGGAACTTTTGATGTGGCAGGTATCATTCAAAACTTTTTAACTCGGGATGCGGATGACAATACAACGACTTTTAAACAATGCGGAAATTCGATAGCTTATTATGAAGTTAAGTTTGGTGAACAATATGGCGCAAGTAGCGGAATAACTAACTACCCTAATTTAACAACAAGCTCTGGTTATTGCTTTAATGGAGTTTTTAGTCCATTGGATTTTTTAGATTTTACAACAAGCACTTATGTTTTAGAAAATACATCAACTCAATTTTTAACAGATAGACCAACATTTGAAACAAGAGCTGGTGAAAAGTTAATATTAGGATTTATGGCTCAAGTTCCTCAATACGGTTACGAATTAGAAATAATAAGTTATTTTGATAATGGAACTATATTTAATACAGTAAGGGTACAAAATCCTTATCAGGCTTTAAATAATAGACAAGACCGTTCAATTAATGTAAGAGTTGACCATGACTGGTTAAGTAGTTTAACAAATAGTGATTTGTCTTTTGGAACCACGCCAATATTTTCATCAAATTATGAATACTATAAAGTTAGAATGAAAGATATTGATGGCAAGGTAAAAACAGAAACTATTGATATTTATCCTGGTGAAGATATTTGCTCAAAATACACTCCTATTCGTTTTAAATTCATGAATAATTATGGTAAGTATGATTATTACACTTTTACAGGTGCAATGACTAAAAACACCAATATAAAACGAAATACTTATAAAAGTAACCCAAATCAATGGTCAACTACTAATTACAATTACTCAACTATGAGTAGAGGTTTAAGTCAATACGAAACAATATTAGACGATACGATTACAATCAATAGTGATTGGATTACCGAAGCTGAATCGATTTGGCTTGAACAATTAGTTACAAGTCCCGATGTTTATATTTATGATGGCAGCAATTTAGTTTCAGTTAATATAACAGATAGTAGTTACCAAACTAAATATGAAGCCAGTCAACAACTATTTAATTTAGTGATTTCATTTACTTACTCACAAAACCGTAAAAGACAACGCAGATGATTTTAACTAAAATTTACATCAATAATGAGCAGATAGATTTAAAAGAAGATGTATCAATCCCTCTTAATTTTAACATTGCTGATATTAGAGAGCCTGAAAAGCGCAGTACTACATGGTCAAAGACTGTTATATTACCAGGTTCTACGTTTAACAATAATCTATTTTCGAATATATGGAACGTTAATGCGGTTATCAATAGTTCGGGTACTGTTAACTTTACTCCAAATTTTAATCCGAACTTAAAAGCTCAAGCTGAAATAACTTACAATGAAGCAACTCAATTTAAAGGCATTTGCCAATTGTTAAATGTTAATGTAACCGATAAATATGAGATTGAATACGAGGTGGCTTTTTTTGGTGAACTTCAAAACGTTTATCAATTCTTTACAAATAGATATTTAAGAGATATTGACTTAACTGAATTTAACCACCCTTACACGTTAAATGAGCAGTATTTAAGTTGGTATCGACCAATTGGCAATGGATATGTTTATCCAATGATTGATTACGGTAATTCAATTAATAGTGAATTTAGAGTACAACACATGTACCCTGCAATTTACATTAAAACAATTATCGATAAAATGTTTAGTGCGGCTGGTTTTACCTATGAATCAAATTTCTTTAATAGTGATTTATTCAAAAGGTTAATCATGCCTTACAATGGTAAAAGTGATTTAAAGTTAAATACAACGCAAGTAAGGGATAGAAGTTTTAGAGCAAGTAGAACTGATACTCAAACTTTTGTTTTAAACAATCAGCCTTTTACAGATGCATCAGGAATTACAGGATTTTATAATAGAGTTATAAATTATCCTAATGACACAACTCCTCCAAATTTTGATGCAGGTAATCATTGGTATGATTATTACGGAAGTACTAATCTTAATACTTTTGTAGTTCCGCGTTCGGGAAATTATACATTTAAAACATATTTAAAAATAAATGTAAAGCATTTCCCAACAGCTGCAACTGTAAGTATAGCTGGAAATTATGTTGATATTGGAAATGTAATTATAAGAAAAAACCCAAGAATTGGATATCAGTCTGGAGATTTTATAGCACAAATACCAGTAAGAATGAAGCCTTACGCTTCGATTTCTGATATTCCTAATAGTTTTATGATTACTGCAACAACAGGAACAGTAAATACTATTACAAGCGGAACAACAACTGATACATTTGATGGCGAATTATCAAATACTGTTTATTTAGCTGAAAATGATATTGTTCAAGTTATTTATTTAGGAGGTGTAGGAGGGCAAAGATACCCAGCCTCATTATATTACAATAATGTTACAACTAACTTTGAACCAGTAGGGGTTAACTCATATTGTGAAGTTAATATATTAAATGAAAGTTATGCAACTGCTTTTCCTGCTGACAATAATATTCAAGAATACGATGAAGTTGATTTAAATTACAATTTACCTGATAATGTAAAGCAAAGTGATTTTTTCAACTCAATAGTTAAAATGTTTAACCTATTTGTTGAAGTTGATAAATTTAATCCAAACAAACTTTATATTGAGCCAAGACCTACATTTTATTCAAGTGGTGTTACACGTGACTGGTCCGATAAATTAGATTACTCAAAAGAAACTAAAATTATTCCGATGGGTGAGTTAAATAATAAAACTTACCTATTCACTTACAAAGAAGATACTGATTTCTTTAATAATCAATACAAGTCAAAATACGGTGAAATATATGGAGAGAAGCGTTACGATATTCAAAATGACTTTTTAAAAGGTGAGGTTAAAACAGAATTGATATTTAGCCCTACTCCATTAGTTGATACAATTGGACACGATAGAGTATTGTCAAAAATTTATACAGTTGATAATAATGGACAAATAAAACCGACTGGCTCAAACATGAGAATATTATACTATGGAGGTTTAAAAACAACAACATATCCATGGTCGCATATTGCAACAAGCGGAACTACAGTAAGAAATGATTATCCTTATGCAGGTCATTTGGACGATGTACAAAGCCCAACATTGGATTTAAACTTTGGCATACCAAGACAAGTTTATTATACCCCAAGTCGTTATACATCAAATAACCTTTACAATAAATATTGGAAAGATTATATTGAGCAAATAGCTGACAAGGATAGCAAGTTATTTACAGGTTACTTTTTAATCAATGAGTTTGACATTCAAAGTTTAGATTTTAGAGATACATTCTTTTTTGAGAATGAATATTGGAGGTTAAATAAAATAATTGATTATGATAGGGTTAACAACCAACCAACTAAATGTGAGTTTATTAAATTAAAGACTTTGCCACCTTACGAAAATGACAATGGATTTGATAATTCAGGCGGCATTGAAGACAATGGTACAATAATAGCTCCAACTGGAAGGATAACAGGAGGTTATAATAATAACTTTTATCCTGAAGGCGCAATAGTAAGCGGTAGAAATAATGTAATTCAAAGTGGCGATGGTATAATTGTAACTGGCAATGATAACTTTATTGGCATAGGCTCAAAGAATGTAAGCATAACAAGTTCAAGCGGAGTTAATGTTTTAGGCGGTGTTTCAAATGTAAGCGTAACAAATAGTTCAGGAATAACAATAAGTGAAAGTAACGTAACCTACGATAATGGGATTAAAACATTAAATTCAGTAAGTTATAAAAAATATGTTGCTTTATTAAACCAAACAGGGACTGCCGCTCCAACGGCAACAATATTAGATAATACGTTAAGCGAAATTATTACATGGTCACGTTCAGCAACTGGTGAATATGAAGGCACTTTAACAGGTGAATTTACAGATAATAAAACATTTGTTTTAATTACAATAACACAAAGCGGTCAAGTATTAGCTGCAAGAAAAAATAATAACATAGTTCAAGTTTATACTTTCACTGACTTGGGAGTTGCAATAGATGGTTATTTAACAAATGCAAGTATTGAAATACGAGTTTATTCATAATTGGTACTTTAAAAGATAATGGCAAAGACTACAATACAAATAGATGTAAATACAGGTGGTTCAGTAAAATCCCTATCAGATTTACGTGGCGAATTTAAAGATATACAAAAAGAGTTATCAGGTTTAACACCCGGTACTGAAAAGTATATTGATGCTTTAAAGCGATTAGGAGCTGTAAAAGATGAAATAGGGGATTTAAAAGATGAAATAAATGCCTTTGCAGGTGCGGACAAAAAGATTGCATCCGTATCAAATGTTATTGGTGGAATAGCAAACGGATTCCAAGCGGCACAAGGGGCAGCTGCTTTATTTGGAGCTGATAATGAAGCTCTAAATGAAACGATGGTTAAGCTACAAGCTACAATGGCTTTAACGCAAGGCATTCAAGGACTTGCTGGAATGGGCGATGGATTAAAAGCTGTAGGAAATCTTTTAAAATCAACAACATTAGGAACTCAGGCAGCGGCAGCGGCTCAAAGAATTTATAACGCTGTAATGGCTGCAAATCCAATAGGATTAATTGTAGCAGGATTAACGGCATTAGTTGGAGTAATTGCATTGGTTGTAAATGCAATGAAAGATGAGGACGAAGCTCAAAAGAATGTAATTGCAGGTCGTGAAAGAGAAATAGAAGTAATGCGAGACCAGAATACAGCATTACAAAGAGAAGCGGATTTTAGAAAGAATTTAGCGGCAGCGCAAGGAAAAACAGCCGAACAACAATTAGCATTAGAAAAAGAGTTAGGGGATGCAAGGAAAAAAAGAATAAACGATGAAATTGCATTATTAAGTAAAAATATTAGAGAAAGAACTGCATTAATTAAAAACGCAGACGAAGACGAACGTAAAGAAATACTTGACAAAAACCAAAAGGATGTTGATGCAAGGAAAGCTCTTTATAATGAATTATACAAAATAGATTCAGATTATACAATCAATAGAACTAAATTAAATACTGAAAACTCTAAAAAAGAAGATGAAAGACAAAAAGCAGCAGATGCAAAAGCAAAAGAAAACGCAAAAAAGAAAATAGATGATGATATTGCAAATGCTGAAAAATGGAGACAGGAACAAGCTAAATTTATACAATATGAAATAGATGCGCTAAATAATAAATTTGATGAAACGGAGCAAATTATAGCAGAGCAACAACTTGCAACTAAGATAGCTTTAAATACAGCAACCCCTCAAGAAATAGAAGCTTGGAATGCTTATAATTTACAAAAGCAACAAGAATATAACAATGCAGTTGATGCTGAATTAAAACGTTTAAAAGCAATAGAAGATAAACGAAGAGCGGACGAAGATGCTAAGATAGATGCTGAATATGCTTTAAGATTAGAAGGCTTTAAACAATTAGAACTTCAAAAAGTTGAATGGGCAAAACAAGGTTTAACATTAATAAGTGAACTAAACACATTATTTGCAGGGCAAAGCGAAGCTCAACAAAAAAGAGCTTTTGAAATTGACAAAGCTGTTAAATTAAGTAGTGCAACAATTAGTGGGATAGAAGGAACGATTAATGCTTATAAAACAGCTCAAGCATCTCCAATAACAGCGGTATTTCCAGCTTATCCTGCAATACAAGCAGGTTTAGCCGCAGCATTTGCAGCTGTTAATGTGGCTAAGATAGCAAAGACAAAATTTGGAGGAACTGAAAAGGCAACAGCTCCAAGTGGTGGCGGCAGCTTAGGTACATTCAGTCAAGGTGGCGGTGGCGGTCAACCTCCTCAAGGATTAACAAGTCAAAATACAGTAACTCAATTAAACCCTGACGGAACTGTAGCAGGTCAAGGTAATAGAGAAGCCGCACCAATGAAAGCGTATGTAGTAGAAAGTGAAAGTAGAGCAGTAACAGAAAGAGTAAATAAATTAAGTAACAATTCAAAAATAGGATAACATGGAAAATTTACCAGTTTATAAATTAGTAATTGATGATAGCGATGAGTTAGGCGTTGAGTTTGTGGCATTAGTTGACCAACCAGCAATAGAAACTAATTGGCACGCATTTAAAGACCATCAATTTGAAAGCTATACAGACTATCCAAAACAAGCAAGTGAAAACGCAAAAATAGCTTTAAGATGGGCAGAGGAAAACGGATGGGGCGATTGTGGAACTCCCGTAGGTAAAATTAGAGCAAATCAATTAGCAAATGGCGAAGCTATAAGCAGAGATACGATTGCGAGAATGGCAGCATTTGAAAGACATAGACAAAACTCACAAAAAGAGTTAGGCGATGGATGTGGTCGTTTAATGTGGTTAGCATGGGGCGGTGACGAAGGAATTGAATGGGCGCAGCGTAAGTTAGAACAAATTGATAGAGAAAAAATGGTTGTTAATCCAAGAGCAGGTGAAACCAAAGATGAATTTGTTTCTCGATGTATAGCAGTTGAAGTTGAATCAGGAAAAGACCAAGACCAAGCGGCTGCAATTTGCTACTCTAAATGGGATAATAAAAACATGAATGCTCAATTTAAATTTTATGCAAATAAAGAAAGACGTTTAATTAGTGGGGCGTTAATGCTTGCTGATTTACCTATTTATAGAAGCGATGAAAGTGGGGAATATTATGTAATATTTGATAAAACACAAATTGAAAAGATAGCACAAAGATTTTTTAAAAAAGGCTATACTCATAACGTAAACATGATGCACGATAGCGAAAGACAAGTTGATGGGGTTTACATGGTCGAAAGTTTTATTATTGACAAAACACGCGGTATTAAAACACCTGAAGGCTATCCAACATTAACAGAGGGTAGTTGGTTTGGAACTTTTAAAGTAGACAATAACGAAGTATGGAATGATTTTATTCGTACAGGTGTGTTTAAAGGTTTTAGTGTTGAGGGTGCTTTTGCCCATAGAAAGCTAAAAGATGCCCCTGTAAACGTTATTGAAAGTTTAGCGGATAGAATACACAACTTAAGAAAAAAAGTGGCTGAGATTGCAACTAAATGATTTTAATGTACTTTATAAAAAAACAAACCAATGGAAAATAAAAAACAAACGTTTAAAGAAGTTTTTTCAGAAATGAAAGAATTATTCAAAGACATTTTTCAAGACGAAATTAAAGACTTGAAATTTGCTGATTACAAAGCAAAAGATGGTTCTATTATTCGTACTGATACAGAAGAAATCGCAGTAGGTTCTAAACTACAAGTTATAACTCCTGATGGTGTTATGGATTTGCCAGTTGAAGTAACTGAAATGGTTATCATGGTAAATGAAATGCCAATGAAAGTTTACGTTGAAAACGGAGTTGTAAAAGGTATCGAACCTGAAGAAGTAATGGAAGATCCAGTAATGGAAGAAATGGCATCCGATAATAACGAACAATTTGAAGCTAAGTTTGCTGAATTAAATGACAGACTATCTAAATTAGAAGCTGCATTAGGTTTATCAAATCAGGCATTAGAAGCTGCAAACAATTCTATTTTAGCTCAAACTGATTTAAACAGAAAATTATTTTCATTGATTGAAAAAGTTGCAGACGCTCCAAGTGTTGAGCCAAAGTCAACTTCAAAAGAAAACTTTAAAAAAGCACAACCAACAAGTTTAGAAGAATTTAGAAAAAAAGTATATAACTATTAACCAATAAAAAACAAAAAACACAATGGCATTTTCATTTGATTCAATGACAGCTTATGTTGAAGAAAACAGAGCTGACCTCATCACCAAAGCGATATTAGGTGGTGTAACCTTAGGAAAAGGAGTAGACATCCGTACAGGTATTAAGTCTACAGAAAAAATCCCTGTATTAGAAAGTACAGTACCATTCCAAGCAGAAGCGTGTTCATTCACAACTTCGGGAACTACAACTTTCTCTCAAGTATCAATCGCAACTGTAGGTATTAACTTCGCAGAACAATTCTGTTTAAAAGATTTAAATACTTACTACACTCAAAAGTATTTACCAGCAGGAGCAAACAATGATTCATTATCAATTGCACAAAACATTATCGACAGAAAAATTGCTCAAGTAGCACGTAATGTTGAAAATATGATTTGGGCTGGAAACGTGGCTTACACCAATTCAACAGTATTAAAACAAATGAATGGTTGGCTTAAAACAATTGATGTAGCAGGAACAGCAGTTGCTGCAACACCTTCAACTTTGAATGCAACTAACGTATTAACTATATTTGATGACATTTATGCAAAAGTACCATCTGCTGCAATCGCTAATGAGCCTATCGTTGCTTTCTGTGGTTACGATACTTTCAGAACATTAGCTGCAAAGATTACTTCAACTTATGGAATATACGGTTCACAGTACACAACTGATAACGTATGGAACAATTGGGAATTAATGTACCCAGGTACTAACATGAAGGTTGTTGGCGTACCAGGATTAAGTGATGCAGCAGTTGATACAGGTTCTGTACCTACAGCAGTAAGAAATCGTATTATCGCAACTTACGCTTCAAACTTAGTATTCGGTACTGACTTACAATCAGACTTAGAAAATATCGAAGCATGGTATTCCAAGGACGACAGGGTTTGGCGCGTCTTTGGTGCATTTCGTGCAGGATGTGCAGTGAAATTCATTGACCACGTAGTACAATACACTAACGCTTAATTATTAACTAAGGGAGTGTAACAACTCCCTTTTAAAATTTTAAAACATGCCTTGTAATATTATAGAAGGATTAACATTAGACTGCCGCCAAGGTGCTGGTGGTGTAAAAAAAATATATCTTACAGAGTTTGCCAATGTTTCAACGATTACAAGTTCATCGGGTCAAGTTAGTGCAATTACAATGGTAGCAGGAAAAAAATTCTGGACTGTTGAAGTTGAATTAGAAGATGCGCAATTTGATGAGAATGCAACTGTATCAATTGAAAACGGTACAACTTTTTATGAGCAAAGTTTAGTTTTTTCAGTTTATAAAATGACTGCAAAAAATAGAAACATAGTTCGTTTACTAACACAAAACAGATTGATGGTTATTGTTCAAGATGCAGATGATGTTTATCACTTAGCAGGTGAAACACGTGCTATGCATTTAACAGCAGGAACATCATCAACTGGAAAAGCAATGGGCGATAAAAATGGCTACTCAATTACATTAACTGGCAAAGAGCCTTTACCAAGTAATAAAGTAAATTCGGGTGTGATTTCAGGCATCATATAATTCCCCAGTTCGTTTGATTTGATTTCGGAGGGTTGCAGAAATGCAACCTTTCGTTTTTATGGTACTTTGTAAAATATGCAAATAATAAATAAAGGGCAAAACAATTTCTTAGTATTTACCTTAACAGAAAAGGTTACTTTAAGCAATCCTTACTATTTATTTTCATTTAAACATCAAGTGTTAATGAGTTCGGTAAATTTCATTGCAAGTGATGTAAGTTCGTTTCCTACTCGTTTCAATAAGTTTTTAATAACTGAAACAACGGGAACTGTTAATTTAACAAGCGGAATAGTATCTTTGCCTGAAACAGGATTTTATGAATATTCAATTTATGAGCAAACAAGTTCAAGTAATTTGAATACAGATAATGCAACGGGATTACTTGAAATAGGAATGGTAAAAGTTGAAAGTCCAGTCCCTGTTATTAATGCTTATGATAATCAAAATAAAACGATTATAACCTATGGAGAATAATATATACGATGTAATTAACCTTAAACTACAAGCTCATAAAACGCCTGTATTTAAAGAAGAAAAATCAAAAGACTGGGTAATTTATGGAACAGATAAAGAAGGTGGTTATTATAACAATTACCCATCTTATTTGCTTTATTTATATAATCGTAGTTCTAAACATAACGCTTTTATTAATGGCAAGGTATTATATATTTGCGGTGCTGGTGTTGGTTTTGATAGTACTGATTTATCAATTGAAGATATAGCATTAGCAAATGATTTTTTAAATAAAGAGAATACAAATTTTGATACACTAAAAGATATTGTAAAAAAATGTGTTTTAGATAAAAAATTGTTTGGAGGTTATTATTTAGAAGTTATTTGGAATAAAGCTGGAAACAACTTTGAGTTATTACATTTTCCTTATAACAATTTAAGAAAGGCAAAAGATGCGGATGGCTATTGGTATTCAAAAGATTGGAGCCAACAAAAGCAAAGCCCTGAACAAACAGATTTAGAATATATACCTTTATTTGACCCGAATAAACCAAACGGAAGGCAAGTATTCGTATCAAAAGAATACAGACCCGATTTGGATGCCTATCCTTTGCCTGACTATGTAGCAAGTGCAGTTTATGCAGAAGTTGATGTTGAACTTTCTAATTACCGTTTAAATGCGATTAAGAGTGGTTTTAATGCAGGAACTATTTTAAATTTTAGTAATGGCAGACCAACTGAAGAAGAGAAAGAAGAAATTGAAGCAAGACTAAAAGAGAAGTTTACAGGAACTGATAGAGCAAACAGTTTACTAATTTCATTTAGTGGCAATAGGGATTCAGCTCCAACAATAGAACATTTAACACCTCAAAATGTAGATGCGCAGTTAACCGAATTAAATGACCAAGTAATACAGGAATTAATTATAGGTCACCACATTCCAAACCCTATGTTAGTTGGAATTAAAACAGCAGGAGAGTTAGGAACTAAAGACCAGATAAATGATAGTTATGAGTTATATAAAAACACTTATATAATCCCTAATCAAAAAGAAATAGAAAAAGACTTTAACTATCTTTTAAAGTTAAAAGGATTTTCAAATCGTATTTATTTAAAAGAGTTAGACCCTATCGAAGAGCAGTTACCTATTGAAGAAAAAATTAAGGTAATGACTCCTGTTGAAATTCGTGAAATGTATGGATTGCCTCCATTAGATGTTAAGGCTACTGCAAGTGCAAACGCTATTAATGATGCTTTAAATACATTAAGTCCATTAGTTGCAACTAAAGTATTAGAGACAATGGATGCTAATGAAATTAGAGCTTTAATATCTTTGCCACCATTAGCGGAAGAAGACAAACCAAAACAAATTGTTTCAAGTGCAATTCACAGATTTGAAGACCAAATATGCGACCATTCATTTGCATCCGAAAGTGAAATTGACGAAGTAATTGAAATCTTTAAAATGTTTGGGGACGATAGAGAAAACTACGAAGTGATTGAGCAAACATTCATGAATGAAGATAATCGGTTTGAGTTTGCAGTTGATGTAAGTCCATTAAGCAAACAAATTAAAAGAGACATTGTTGGATTATTAGATAAAGACCCATTAATGGATAATAAAACCATTGCAGATACTTTAAGAATAAAAGAAGATAGAGTAGCTGACTTAATCCAAGACATGGTAAAAGAAGAGCTAATAAAAGTAAAAGAAACAACCACAGGCGGTCAAAAAAAAGCGATTAGAGTACCTTCAACTGCTGCAATTAGAACATCAAATAAATTAGGCACAGATACCGAAGACTACAAAATAATGTACACTTACGAATGGAGAGCAGGAGTTAAGCCTGACAAACGAAATTCAAGAGAGTTTTGTGTAAAGTTATTGGATGCAAATAAAATGTATTCGAGAGCGCAAATTGAGCAAATTAGTAAAATAGTAGGTTATGATGTTTGGAATTATCGTGGCGGTTGGTGGACCAGAAAAGGCGGTCAAACACGTACACCTTTTTGCAGACACGTATTTGCAGCGAATGTTGTAAAAATTAAAAAATAAAACATGGCAACAGTATTACTTTTAACAGCAACATACATTAAGGACTATACATTTATAGACCCTAATGTAGATGAAAAATATATTCGTATATCTATTGAGGAAGCTCAAAAAATACATATCCGTAACTACATTGGTTCAGGATTATACGATGAAATAATTAACCAAGTAAGCACAAACACATTAACTGCTTTAAATACTGATTTATTAGATAACTACATTATACCAGCTTTAAAATGGTGGGTAATGGTTGAGGCTGCTCCATTCTTAAATTATAAGGTAACTAATAAGAATATTGTAAAAAAGAATAGCGATAACAGTACGGGAGTTGATTTTAACGAGCTTAATTCATTTATGAATTTAGTTACTGACAAAGCTCAATACCATACTAAAAGATTAATTGATTTCTTATTTGAGTATTCAGACCAGTATCCGTTATATGATAACCCTGGCGATGGGTTTGATGTAATTTATCCGCAAGGTTATTCTTATGAAGAAAGTATTTATTTAGGTCGTAACCGTTCAGTATTTAGCTATGAAGAAAAATTCGAAAAAAGAAAACGTTACTAAAAAGAGTGGATATAAGCTCTTTAACAAAATTGAAATACTTAAAAAATTTTTGAATGATAACGTTAAACCAAATAATAAAAAACCTAAATAATATTGCGAATGCGCATTATCAAATTAATTCATTTGGTAATGGCAGCGTGATTGAATTTGCAACAAGTGGGATTACAAACTATCCTGCTATGTGGGTTGATTATGAGCCGCCACAATTACAAGGAAATGCATTTCAAAATGTTTTGCGTATCTATATAATGGATAGGCTAATTAAAGGAAAGAAAAACGAACTCGAATTATTTAGTGATATTCAACAAATATGTTTAGATATTATTGCGCAGCTTAACTCAACTATTTATGGTTGGAAGTTAGTAAGTGATAATATTACTTTAAACCCATTTAGTGAACCACGATTTGATGATGAAGATGCAGGTTACTATTTTGATGTTACATTGAAAGTACCTTTTACATTTGATAGATGCCAAATACCATTTGATTCAAGTATAACGAACCCAAGTGTATCGAGTGGACTTGTAACCATAGTAAACCAAAATGGAACGGTTATAACGACTTTAAAAGGCGGTGAAACATATACGGTAATTCAAGTTAGTGCAATTGATGGGGGAGCTTCAAATACAACTTACACAAATTCGATAATACAAGCATGAGTACAATAACAGCGCAAATACAATTAAGAAGAGATACATCTGCAAATTGGACTAATAATAATCCTGTTTTATTAGCAGGTGAAATAGCTTTAACTACCGATGTATTTTATGCAGGAACTGACCAGCCGAGACAAAAAATAGGCAATGGGGTTGATACATGGTTAAATTTAGATTATATTCCCGAAGGTGGTAACGCTTATCCTGAAAACTTATTTTTAACAGTTGTAAATAAAACAGGCGATAATTTATTAGCAACTGGATATAAAGTTTTAAGAGTACAAAGCGCACAAGGTGAAAGATTAGCAGTTGATTATGCATTAGCTAATAATGATGCAAATAGTGCAGATACTATTGGAGTTGTTTATGAGAATATAGATAATAATCAAACAGGAAAAATAGTTGTAATTGGAGAATTAACAGGATTAGATACAACTGGGAATATACAGGGTGAAACATGGACTGATGGTGATTTATTATTTTTAAGTCCATTTGTTGATGGTGAAATTACTAATATAAGACCAACTGCGCCAAACCATACGGTAGTTATTGGTTATGTTGTACATTCAAATGCTAACAATGGAAAAATTTATATTAAGATAGATAACGGATATGAAATTGGAGAGCTACATAATTGTTATTTGCCTTCTCCATTAAACAATCAAGGTATATTTTGGAGTTCAGGAACTACTCGATATGAGAATAAAAGCATAACAACTGTATTAGGTTATACGCCTGAAAATTCAGCAAACAAAGGAATTGCAAATGGTTACGCTCCATTAGCAAGTGATGGAAAAATAGAAGCAGCTTATTTACCAGCTTATGTAGATGAAGTATTGGAGTATGCTAATTTAGCTGCATTTCCAGCTACAGGTGCAAGTGATAAAATTTATATAGCATTAGATACAAATAAAGTTTACCGTTGGAGTGGAAGTGTTTATATTGAAGTAGCTGCAAATAGTGGTGTTTGGGGTTCAATAACGGGTACATTAGCAAATCAAACGGACTTAATAAATTATTTAGATACTTTAAGTTCAAGTATAGGAAACAACGCTGTAACATATAGCGGTCAATATAAATTGAATGGATTTCATGGAGCAAAGTCTTCTTCAAGTGGATATAATGGTTATATTCATTTACAGCCTTATTTAATTAACAATCCACATGTAATAACTGAAATAGGATTAGAAGTTACAACAGCGGCAGCAGCTTCAAATATTAGATTAGCTGTTTATCAGGATAGTTCGGGAGAACCGGGCGCATTACTTCAAGAAAGTTCAAATATATCTTCAGCAACAACAGGGTTTAAAAACTTTGTATTAACAAGTCCTTTGTCTTTAACACTATCACAAAAAGTTGTTTGGTTAGCTTTTCAAGTTTCAAGTGGTTCTGTAGCATTAAGGACTGGTCAAGTATTTAATTTTATAGGTAAACAAACAACGGGTATAGGGGGCGACAATAGACAAAAACTTCAATCATTTGGAGCTTTTTCAAACCCAATTGGAGCAAATACGAATGTTAATTTTTCAGTTGCAATGTGGGTAAGAGTTCAATAATTATAAATAATGGTACTTTAAAAATAAAAAACAAATGGCAAACGCATTAAGATTAACAGCAAACGGTGGCTGCGAATATATTGACAACACAAATGCAAGAACAGGCAAAAAATATTTTTGCTTTATTGCACAAGCTGATACAGTAGTTGGAACTTTAACAGGGGGTTATGCAGGTGATACGACTGTAAACTATTTAACCTCAATTGGATTAGGTAGTAAAACATTAAAGCAGGGTGCTATTATTTATGCTCCCGATGGTGCTTACTTTACTAATTTAACTTTAACAAGTGGAACTATTATAGCTTATTCAGAATGATATTAAATTTTGGATTAACGCCAAAAAATTATGCGCCTTTTGGTGGTGCTGCAAATGATGCAGATGCACAGGCTTTTATTGATGCTGCTGGAATTACAGATGCTACTCAAAAAAGCGCGGTTAATCAACTTGTATTGGATTTAAAGAGTGCTAACATTTGGACTAAAATGAAAGCTTTATATCCAATTGTTGGCGGAACAGCTGCTACTCATAAATGGAATTTAAAAAATCCTTTGGATACAGATGCTGCATTTAGATTAACTTTCAGTTTAGGTTGGACACATTCAAGTAATGGTATGTTACCAAATGGAACGAGTGCTTTTGCAAATACTTTTTTAAATACAGCAACAAATCTATCTTTAAATAGCGGCCATTTATCATATTATTCTAGAACTAATAATACGACAAGTGCTATTGATTTGGGTACATTAAAATCAGGTCCAGATAGTTATTCTGATTTGGTTTTATATTTTTCAGGTAATGCTTATACAAGATTTAATAATACAGGACCTTATAATACAGTAGCCAGTACAAATACATCAGGATATTTTATAGGTAGTAGAACAGCATCTAATGTGATTAAAACATTTAGAAATGGTTCTGTTATAATTAATGGTAATGCAGCTTCAAGTGCTACATCAACAATTAATTTTTATATAGGTGCAGTAAATAATAATGGTAGTACTCAATTTTATACAAATAGACAATGCGCCTTCGCATCAATAGGCGATGGATTAACAGATGCTGAAGCTGTAAATTTTAATACAGCTGTTACAACATATCAAACAACTTTAGGAAGAAACGTATAATGGAAGGCAGAATAGTAACAAATCAAACAGCAAATGAATTACAAGGAGTATTCATTGATGCTGATACATTTTTTAATTTTGTTCAAGACATTGAGGGAAAATACTTTATGTTTACAAGTGAACAGGATGAGGCTGAAATAGCAAATACTCAATACGCTTATTTATTGGATATTCCATTAAGCCCTTATACACCACCACCAACACCACCCTTTCCACCAATTAATTAAAATATAAAATGAAAGAGGCATTAGAACTAATAAAAAAATACGGTGCCACAGCTGTATTAGTACTCTGGTTATGGCATACTCATAACAGAGTTGCTGTTTTAGAAAACAAGCTTTATAATTGTTTAGAGCGTCAAAGCTATGACCAAATGATTAGAAAACAAGAAGCTGCAATTTTACCAAAAAAAATAGAAGATGAAGCTGAAAGTAATTCGTGAAATAAAAACCGATGTTAGTACAATTGGAAGGCTTTTCGTAAATGAAAAGTTTTTCTGTTATACACTTGAAGACAAAGATAGAGGATTGAAACAAACAGATACTTTGATTTATATTCAGGCAAAAAAGATATTTGGAGTTACTGCAATACCATCGGGAAGCTATGAGTTAATAGTTAACCTTAGTCCTAAGTTCAAAAGGATGTTACCTCGCATCCTTAATATAAAGGGATTTGATGGCGTTTTACTGCATCGAGGCAATTCCGCAGACGTTTCGTTGGGCTGTATTTTAATTGGTTATCAAAAAGGCGATAACGCAATCTTTGAAAGTACTAAGGCAGAGAATGATTTGGTAAACCTTTTGTTGTTGCATAAAGACGAAAAGCATACTATTGAAATAGTATAAAAAAAAAGCCCGACTTACTCGAAGTCAGGCTCAATCATGAAATTTAGTTACATATTGTGTATGAAAAGAACGTGGTGCAAATATAATAAAAATTCTTTATGCCAAACTTTTTAAGTAAAATATTTTCAGGCGGAGCTGGTTCGGTAATTGATTCTGTTTCCAATGTAGTTGACAAATTTGTCCAAACCAAAGAAGAAAAAGATGCTGCTAATTTAGAACTGCAAAAGGTTTTAAATAACCATTTAGAAGTAATGGAGCAAGAAGCGACTAAGCAATTAGAGGTTTACCAAAAAGAAATGGACTCGGCACGTAATAGAGAAATTCAAATAGCTATTGCAGACAAAGCACCATTGTTAAATAAGATAGTTACACCTGTTTTAGCTTTATCAGTTATTGCTTTAACTTTTGTATTGTTTTATATTTTAATGTTTAAACCTGTTGGAGCTGAAAAAGATATTATCATTTATGTTTTAGGGGTTTTAAGTGCTATTTGTACTCAAGTTGTGAGTTACTATTTTGGAAGTTCTCAAGGTTCGGCTCAAAAACAAACACAAATTGACAAGTTAATGAAGTAAAATTTTCTGTTTGATTTTCAAGTAGTTAGCAATTATTTAACAAAATAGTTGCTTTTTTTTGTTGTTTATATTAAAAAATGCTTTAAATTTGCTTAATAATTAAAAACAAACAATCATGAAAACAGAACAATTACTTGGAGCTATTGAATACATTTTACATGAGTTCAATAACGTAAACGACAGTCACTCGGAAGTTAGATTTGACCGAATGAGGTTTATTATTATTGATAACGGTTTAACGACAACAATTAAATGTGAATATAAATATAGAGATGCATTAGTTTTAGTTGAGCCAAAAAAAGATAATATAGATGCTATTTGGAATCATGAAGTTCAAATAACAACTTACCGATTTGATATAAAAAACACTGATGAGTTTTTCAGTTTCTTAACTTATAACTTAAATAAAATGTTTGCTAACTTTTTAACACTTAACCCTTATGAAAAAGCTATTTAGTTTAACAGGAGCTATTGACTGGTGGACAAGAAGAAACCATGATAGCGTAAGACAATCGTTCAATATTGAACACTATTTTAAAGTATTAAAAGCAAAAGGAATAATAAAATAACGGTTTGCAAATAGGCAAACGAGGAACGAGTTAGGCTTATTTGCTGTTATACGTTGATAAACTAAACGAAGCGTTGGCAATTAGAAAATAAATAATAATAATTAAATAAAACACAAAAAAATGGCAACAACAAAAAAACACTTAGTTACATTTAGAAGTAACACAAATTTTTCAATCAACTATGAAACCAATAATTTGAAACCACAAGTTGAATT